GGCAGCAAGTTCAGAGGCAGGAACAACCTGTTCTCCGGCGGCGACAGCAGTAAGACTTCCTTCCTGGTATTGCTTACGCCAGAGAAATAACTGGCTGGCTGCTACACCATGTTGCCGGGCAACGAGGGAGACCGTCATCCCCGGTTCAAAGCTCTGCTGAACAATTGCGATCTTTTCCTGTGTGGTACGCCGTCTGCGTTTCTCCGGCCCTAAGACATCAATCATCTGTTCTCCAATGACTAGTCTAAAAACTAGTATTAAGACTATCACTTATTTAAGTGATACTGGTTGTCTGGAGATTCAGGGGGCCAGTCTAGAAATCAACACGGCATAATTATGTCACCGGAGCCTGAACAACTCCGGTGACTTCTGCGCTAAACGGGGACGTTTATGCGCACATACAATCCAAACTCTCTTCTCCCTTCACAGATGCAGAAATGCACCTGCAATTCTTTGCATCTAGCGTTTGAGCTCTGCGGAGGTGAAGCGTGAACCTCTCACAAGACGGCATCAAATTACATCGCGGCAACTTCACCGCTATCGGCCAGCAGATCCAGCCTTATCTGGAGGAAGGCAAATGCTTTCGCATGGTGCTTAAACCGTGGCGAGAGAAACGCAGTCTTTCCCAGAATGCACTCAGCCATATGTGGTACAGCGAAATCAGTGAATACCTCATCAGCAGGGGGAAATCGTTCGCTACCGCAGCATGGGTAAAAGATGCTCTCAAACACACATACCTCGGTTATGAAACCAAGGACCTGGTTGATGTCGTAACCGGCGAAATCACTACTATCCAGTCGTTACGCCATACCTCCGATCTTGATACCGGAGAGATGTATGTCTTCCTGTGTAAGGTTGAAGCCTGGGCGATGAATATTGGCTGCAACCTGACTATTCCGCAGAGCTGCGAGTTCCAGCTGCTGCGCGACAAGCAGGAGGCGTAATGGCTACACCGCTTATTCGTGTCATGAACGGACACATCTACAGAGTACCAAATCGTCGTAAGCGTAAGCCTGAGCTGAAGCCATCCGAAATACCAACACTGCTCGGATATACCGCCAGCCTGGTTGATAAAAAATGGTTGCGACTGGCAGCAAGGAGGAGTCATGGCTGATTTGAGAAAAGCAGCGCGTGGTCGGGAATGCCAGGTAAGAATCCCTGGCGTATGTAATGGCAATTCTGAAACGTCTGTACTGGCACATATCCGGCTGGCTGGATTGTGCGGCACCGGTATTAAACTGCCAGACCTTATTGCCACCATTGCATGTTCTGCCTGTCACGACGAGATCGACCGTCGCACGCATTTTGTTGACGCTGGATATGCAAAAGAATGCGCGCTGGAAGGTATGGCGAGAACACAGGTTATCTGGCTGAAAGAGGGGGTTATTAAGGCGTGAATACCTACAGCATCACATTACCCTGGCCTCCGAGCAATAATCGCTATTACCGCCATAATCGCGGGCGCACGCACATCAGCGCAGAGGGGCAAGCATACCGCGATAACGTCGCCCGAATCATCAAAGGCTCCATGCTGGATATCGGCCTGGCTATGCCAGTGAAAATCCGCATTGAGTGCCACATGCCGGATCGCCGTCGCCGTGACCTGGATAATCTGCAAAAAGCCGCTTTTGACGCACTTACTAAAGCAGGTTTCTGGCTGGATGATGCGCAGGTTGTTGATTACCGCGTTGTGAAGATGCCGATCGTTAAAGGCGGGAAGCTGGAGCTGACCATTACAGAACTGGAGGGCGAATGACGTTTGAATCTTATATCACAGAACACCTCCGCCTTCGCTGGATGCGCCTGCGGTTGTACCGGTTTTCCGGTTCTGTCGTGACTGATTACCGAATACTGAAAAATTACGCCAAAACACTGAAAGGAGCGGCCGCATGAATACCCAATATTTACAGTTTGTTCGCGAGCAGCTCATGGTGGCCACCGCCGATCTGAGTGGTGCGACGAAAGGGCAGTTGGTGGCCTGGCAGGAGCATGCGCAATTTGATACCGGTACATACAAACGAAAGAAACCGCGCATTCTGGATGAAGTGACCGGCAGGTTAATAACGCTGGATAATCCGCCGATACCCGGTAAGCAGTCACGGGCGAAAGGCTCATCCATTGCCCTGGTCAGTCCGATCGAGTTCTCAACATCATCATGGCGCCGCGCGGTTCTGTCTCTCGAAGAACATCAGAAAGCGTGGTTGCTGTGGAGTTACAGCGAAAGTGTTCGCTGGGAACATCAGGTCACCATAACGCAGTGGGCATGGAGCGAGTTTAAGACTCTGTTGGGTACCAGGAAAATTGCAGGTAAGACACTGGAACGTTTGAAGAAGTTGATCTGGCTGGCGGCACAGGATGTGAAGAACGAGCTGGCAGGGCGTAAGACCTATGAATACCAGGAGTTGGCATCACTGGTGGGAGTGACATCAAAAAACTGGTCTGAGACATTTACTGAACGCTGGGTTGCAATGAAGCACATTTTTCTACAGCTTGATAGCCAAGCTTTATTGCTTTTAACGAAAACACGTTCAAAACAAAAGACCACATTTTCACAGCAAGATATTGCAAAACTGGATTAAAAATCATATATTTTATGTAAATCTGATATTTTGCCAATGTTGTACGCACTGGCAGTAATCCAAATTCAAGCCCGAGGTTTAAAGCCTTGGGCTTTTCTGTTTCTGGGCGGTGAGTATCCTTCCAACGTACCCCAGCCAGGGTGTCTTCAGCTGTTGAGTTGATATTGCTTAACCCTCTGTTGCCAGCTACATGCTGGCTTTTTTATTCCAGGCTTGCGGGGAGCATCAACTCCGTGCTTTGTCGTTAAATTACCCCGTGAGCCTGATTTCTGACATTTAACGTCCCGGCCTTTTGTCGGCGGCGAAACATTGGCTATTCATATGCACGAAAAAGAGAGCCTTGCCGGAGCGTTCTGGCTCGTTTTGCTGATCATCGCAGGTTGGGGCGGTCTGGTCCGCTACCTGATAGATGTGAAGCAGAGTAAAGCAACGTGGAGCTGGATAAATGCTTTGGCTCAGATAGTGGTGTCGGGATTCACCGGTGTTATTGGTGGCCTGAACAGTATCGAAAGTGGATTCAGTATTTACATGATTCTCGCGACAGCGGGGATTAGTGGTGCGATGGGTTCGGTTGCACTGACATACTTCTGGGAACGACTGACAGGGGTGAAAAATGCTAAATCTTAATCCTCAGCGTAAAGCTTTCCTCGATATGTTGGCGTGGTCAGAAGGAACGGATAACGGGCGACAGCCAACCCGCAATCACGGCTACGACGTTATTGTAGGTGGTGAGCTATTCACTGATTACTCCGATCATCCTCGCAAACTTGTCACGCTAAACCCAAAACTTAAATCAACGGCTGCTGGACGCTACCAGATTCTTTCCCGGTGGTGGGATGCTTACTGTAAACAGCTTGGTTTGAAAGACTTTTCCCCCAATAGCCAGGACGCAGTGGCATTGCAGCAGATTAAAGAGCGTGGCGCTTTACCGATGATTGATCGCGGTGATATTCGTCAGGCAATCGACCGTTGCAGCAATATCTGGGCTTCACTGCCGGGTGCTGGTTATGGTCAGTTCGAGCATAAGGTTGACAGTTTGATTGCAAAATTCAAAGAAGCAGGCGGAACGGTCAGAGAGATTGAGGTATGAGCAGATTAACCGCGATTATCTCCGCTCTGCTCATCTGCATCATCGTCTGCCTGTCATGGGCTGTTAATCATTACCGTGATAACGCCATTACCTACAAAGCCCAGCGCGACAAAAATGCCAGAGAACTGAAGCTGGCGAACGTGGCAATTACTGACATGCAGATGCGTCAGCGTGATGTTGCTGCGCTCGATGCAAAATACACGAAGGAGTTAGCTGATGCGAAAGCTGAAAATGATGCTCTGCGTGATGATGTTGCCGCTGGTCGTCGTCGGTTGCACATCAAAGCAGTCTGTCAGTCAGTGCGTGAAGCCACCACCGCCTCCGGCGTGGATAATGCAGCCTCCCCCCGACTGGCAGACACCGCTGAACGGGATTATTTCACCCTCAGAGAGAGGCTGATCACTATGCAAAAACAACTGGAAGGAACCCAGAAGTATATTAATGAGCAGTGCAGATAGAGCTGCCCATATCGATGGGCAACTCATGCAATTATTGTGAGCAATACACACGCGCTTCCAGCGGAGTATAAATGCCTAAAGTAATAAAACCGAGCAATCCATTTACGAATGTTTGCTGGGTTTCTGTTTTAACAACATTTTCTGCGCCGCCACAAATTTTAGCTGCATCGACAGTTTTCTTCTGCCCAATTCCAGAGACGAAGAAATGGTGGGTGATGGTTTCCTTTGGTGTTACTGCTGCCGGTTTGTTTTGAACAGTAAACGTCTGTTGGGCACATCCTGTAATAAGCAGGGCCAGCGCAGTAGCGAGTAGCATTTTTTTCATGGTGTTATTCCCGATGCTTTTTGAAGTTCGCAGAATCGTATGTGTAGAAAATTAAACAAACCCTAAACAATGAGTTGAAATCTCATATTGTTAATATTTATTAATGTATGTCAGATGCGAAGGATCATCACTGTATTCCCGGATTAACTATGTCCGCAGCCCTGACAGGGAAACTCCTCTGCGGGAGTGTCCGGGAATAATTAATAACGATGCACACAGGGTTTAGCGCATACACGTATTGCATTATGCCAACGCCCCGGTGCTGACACGGAAGAAACCGGACGTTATGATTTAGCGTGGAAAGATTTGTGTAGTGTTCTGAATGCTCTCAGTAAATAGTAATGAATTATCAAAGGCATAGTAATATCTTTTATGTTCGTGGATATTTGTAACCCATCGGAAAACTCCTGCTTTAGCAAGATTTTCCCTGTATTGCTGAAATGTGATTTCTCTTGATTTCAACCTATCATAGGACGTTTCTATAAGATGCGTATTTCTTGAGAATTTAACATTTACAACCTTTTTAAGTCCTTTTATTAACACAGTGTTATCGTTTTCTAACACAATGTGAATATTATCTGTGGCTAGATAGTAAATATAATGTGAGACATTGTGACGTTTTAGTTCAGAATAAAACAATTCACAGTTTAAATCTTTTCGCACTTGATCGAATATTTCTTTAAAAATGGCAACCTGAGCCATTGGTAAAACCTTCCATGTGATACGAGGGCGCGTAGTTTGCATTATCGTTTTTATCGTTTCAATCTGGTCTGACCTCTTTGTGTTTTGTTGATGATTTATGTCAAATATTAGGAATATTTTCAATTAATAGTATTGGTTGCGTAACAAAGTGCGGTCCTGCTGGCATTCTGGAGGGAAATACAACCGACAGATGTATGTAAGGCCAACGTGCTCAAATCTTCATACAGAAAGATTTGAAGTAATATTTTAACCGCTAGATGAAGAGCAAGCGCATGGAGCGACAAAATGAATAAAGAACAATCTGCTGATGATCCTTCCGTGGATCTGATTCGTGTAAAAAATATGCTTAATAGCACCATTTCTATGAGTTACCCTGATGTTGTAATTGCATGTATAGAACATAAGGTGTCTCTGGAAGCATTCAGGGCAATTGAGGCAGCGTTGGTGAAGCACGATAATAATATGAAGGATTATTCCCTGGTGGTTGACTGATCACCATAACTGCTAATCATTCAAACTACTTAACCTGTGACAGAGCCAACACGCAGTCTGTCACTGTCAGGAAAGTGGTAAAACTGCAACTCAATTACTGCAATGCCCTCGTAATTAAGTGAATTTACAATATCGTCCTGTTCGGAGGGAAGAACGCGGGATGTTCATTCTTCATCACTTTTAATTGATGTATATGCTCTCTTTTCTGACGTTAGCCTCCGACGGCAGGCTTCAATGACCCAGGCTGAGAAATTCCCGGACCCTTTTTGATCAAGAGCGATGTTAATTTGTTCAATCATTTGGTTAGGAAAGCGGATGTTGCGGGTTGTTGTTCTGCGGGTTCTGTTCTTCGTTGACATGAGGTTGCCCCGTATTCAGTGTCGCTGATTTGTATTGTCTGAAGTTGTTTTTACGTTAAGTTGATGCGGATCAATTAATACGATACCTGCGTCATAATTGATTATTTGACGTGGTTTGATGGCGTAGATGCACGTTGTGACATGTAGATGATAATTATTATCATTTTGCGGGTCCTTTCCGGCGATCCGACAGGTTACGGGGCGGCGACCTCGCGGTTTTTCACTATTTATGAAAATTTTCCGGTTTAAGGCGTTTCCGTTCTTCTTCGCCGTAACCTAATGTTTTTATTTAAAACACCCCCTGAAAAGAAAGGAAACGACAGGTGCTGAAAACGGGCTTTTTGGCCTCTGTCGTTTCCTTTCTCTGTTTTTGTCCGTGGAATGAACAATGGAAGTCAACAAAAAGCAGCTGGCTGACATTTTCGGCGCGAGTATCCGTACCATTCAGAACTGGCAGGAGCAGGGAATGCCCGTTCTGCGGGGTGGTGGCAAGGGTAATGAGGTGCTTTATGACTCTGCCGCCGCCATAAAATGGTATGCCGAAAGGGATGCTGAAATTGAGAACGAAAAGCTGCGCCGGGAAGTTGAAGAACTGCGGCAGGCCAGCGAGACAGATCTCCAGCCAGGGACTATTGAGTACGAACGCCATCGACTTACGCGTGCGCAGGCCGACGCACAGGAGCTGAAAAATGCCAGAGACTCCGCTGAAGTGGTGGAAACTGCATTCTGTACTTTCGTGCTGTCGCGGATCGCAGGTGAAATTGCCAGTATTCTCGACGGGATCCCCCTGTCGGTGCAGCGGCGTTTTCCGGAACTGGAAAACCGACATGTTGATTTCCTGAAACGGGATATCATCAAAGCCATGAACAAAGCAGCCGCGCTGGATGAACTGATACCGGGGTTGCTGAGTGAATATATCGAACAGTCAGGTTAACAGGCTGCGGCATTTTGTCCGCGCCGGGCTTCGCTCACTGTTCAGGCCGGAGCCACAGACCGCCGTTGAATGGGCGGATGCCAATTACTATCTCCCGAAAGAATCCGCATACCAGGAAGGGCGCTGGGAAACACTGCCCTTTCAGCGGGCCATCATGAATGCGATGGGCAGCGACTACATCCGCGAGGTGAATGTGGTGAAGTCTGCCCGTGTCGGTTATTCCAAAATGCTGTTGGGTGTTTATGCCTACTTCATAGAGCATAAGCAGCGCAACACCCTTATCTGGTTGCCGACGGATGGTGATGCCGAGAACTTTATGAAAACCCACGTTGAGCCGACCATCCGTGATATTCCATCGCTGCTGGCGCTGGCCCCGTGGTATGGCAAAAAGCACCGGGATAACACGCTCACCATGAAGCGTTTTTCCAATGGTCGTGGCTTCTGGTGTCTGGGCGGTAAAGCGGCAAAAAACTACCGTGAAAAGTCAGTGGATGTGGCGGGTTATGATGAACTTGCTGCCTTTGATGATGATATTGAACAGGAAGGCTCTCCGACGTTCCTGGGCGACAAGCGTATTGAAGGCTCGGTCTGGCCAAAGTCCATCCGTGGCTCCACGCCCAAAGTGAGAGGCACCTGCCAGATTGAGCGTGCAGCCAGTGAATCCCCGCATTTTATGCGTTTTCATGTTGCCTGCCCGCACTGCGGGGAGGAGCAGTACCTTAAATTTGGCGATAAAGAGACGCCGTTTGGCCTCAAATGGACGCCGGATGATCCCTCCAGCGTGTTTTATCTCTGCGAGCATAATGCCTGCGTCATCCGCCAGCAGGAGCTGGACTTTACTGATGCCCGTTATATCTGCGAAAAGACCGGGATCTGGACCCGTGATGGCATTCTCTGGTTTTCGTCATCCGGTGAAGAGATTGAGCCGCCTGACAGTGTGACCTTTCACATCTGGACAGCGTACAGCCCGTTCACCACCTGGGTGCAGATTGTCAAAGACTGGATGAAGACGAAAGGGGATACGGGAAAACGTAAAACCTTCGTAAACACCACGCTCGGTGAGACGTGGGAGGCGAAAATTGGCGAACGTCCGGATGCTGAAGTGATGGCAGAGCGGAAAGAGCATTATTCAGCGCCCGTTCCTGACCGTGTGGCTTACCTGACCGCCGGTATCGACTCCCAGCTGGACCGCTACGAAATGCGCGTATGGGGATGGGGGCCGGGTGAGGAAAGCTGGCTGATTGACCGGCAGATTATTATGGGCCGCCACGATGATGAACAGACGCTGCTGCGTGTGGATGAGGCCATCAATAAAACCTATACCCGCCGGAATGGTGCAGAAATGTCGGTATCCCGTATCTGCTGGGATACTGGCGGGATTGACCCGACCATTGTGTATGAACGCTCGAAAAAGCATGGGCTGTTCCGGGTGATCCCCATTAAAGGGGCATCCGTCTACGGTAAGCCGGTGGCCAGCATGCCACGTAAGCGAAACAAAAACGGGGTTTACCTTACCGAAATCGGTACGGATACCGCGAAAGAGCAGATTTATAACCGCTTCACACTGACGCCGGAAGGGGATGAACCGCTTCCCGGTGCCGTTCACTTCCCGAATAACCCGGATATTTTTGATCTGACCGAAGCGCAGCAGCTGACTGCTGAAGAGCAGGTCGAAAAATGGGTGGATGGCAGGAAAAAAATACTGTGGGACAGCAAAAAGCGACGCAATGAGGCACTCGACTGCTTCGTTTATGCGCTGGCGGCGCTGCGCATCAGTATTTCCCGCTGGCAGCTGGATCTCAGTGCGCTGCTGGCGAGCCTGCAGGAAGAGGATGGTGCAGCAACCAACAAGAAAACACTGGCAGATTACGCCCGTGCCTTATCCGGAGAGGATGAATGACGCGACAGGAAGAACTTGCCGCTGCCCGTGCGGCACTGCATGACCTGATGACAGGTAAACGGGTGGCAACAGTACAGAAAGACGGACGAAGGGTGGAGTTTACGGCCACTTCCGTGTCTGACCTGAAAAAATATATTGCAGAGCTGGAAGTGCAGACCGGCATGACACAGCGACGCAGGGGACCTGCAGGATTTTATGTATGAAAACGCCCACCATTCCCACCCTTCTGGGGCCGGACGGCATGACATCGCTGCGCGAATATGCCGGTTATCACGGCGGTGGCAGCGGATTTGGTGGGCAGTTGCGGGTGTGGAATCCACCGAGTGAAAGTGTGGATGCAGCCCTGCTGCCCAACTTTACCCGTGGCAATGCCCGCGCGGACGATCTGGTACGCAATAACGGCTATGCTGCCAACGCCATCCAGCTGCATCAGGATCATATCGTCGGGTCTTTTTTCCGGCTCAGTCATCGCCCAAGCTGGCGCTATCTGGGCATCGGGGAGGAAGAAGCCCGTGCCTTTTCCCGCGAGGTTGAAGCGGCATGGAAAGAGTTTGCCGAGGATGACTGCTGCTGCATTGACGTTGAGCGAAAACGCACGTTTACCATGATGATTCGGGAAGGTGTGGCCATGCACGCCTTTAACGGTGAACTGTTCGTTCAGGCCACCTGGGATACCAGTTCGTCGCGGCTTTTCCGGACACAGTTCCGGATGGTCAGCCCGAAGCGCATCAGCAACCCGAACAATACCGGCGACAGCCGGAACTGCCGTGCCGGTGTGCAGATTAATGACAGCGGTGCGGCGCTGGGATATTACGTCAGTGAGGACGGCTATCCTGGCTGGATGCCGCAGAAATGGACATGGATACCCCGTGAGTTACCGGGCGGTCGTGCTTCGTTCATTCACGTCTTTGAACCCGTGGAGGACGGGCAGACCCGCGGTGCAAATGTGTTTTACAGCGTGATGGAGCAGATGAAGATGCTCGACACGCTGCAGAACACGCAGCTGCAGAGCGCCATTGTGAAGGCGATGTATGCCGCCACCATTGAGAGTGAGCTGGATACGCAGTCAGCGATGGATTTTATTCTGGGTGCGAACAGTCAGGAGCAGCGGGAAAGGCTGACGGGCTGGATTGGTGAAATTGCCGCGTATTACGCCGCAGCACCGGTCCGTCTGGGAGGCGCAAAAGTGCCGCACCTGATGCCGGGTGACTCACTGAACCTGCAGACGGCTCAGGACACGGATAACGGCTACTCCGTGTTTGAGCAGTCACTGCTGCGGTATATCGCTGCCGGACTGGGTGTCTCGTATGAGCAGCTTTCCCGGAATTACGCTCAGATGAGCTACTCCACGGCACGGGCCAGCGCGAACGAGTCGTGGGCGCACTTTATGGGGCGGCGAAAATTCGTCGCATCCCGTCAGGCGAGCCAGATGTTTCTGTGCTGGCTGGAAGAGGCCATCGTTCGCCGCGTGGTGACGTTACCTTCAAAAGCGCGCTTCAGTTTTCAGGAAGCCCGCAGTGCCTGGGGGAACTGTGACTGGATAGGCTCCGGTCGTATGGCCATCGATGGTCTGAAAGAAGTACAGGAAGCGGTGATGCTGATAGAAGCCGGACTGAGCACCTACGAGAAAGAGTGCGCAAAACGCGGCGACGACTATCAGGAAATTTTTGCCCAGCAGGTCCGTGAAACGATGGAGCGCCGTGCAGCCGGTCTTAAACCGCCCGCCTGGGCGGCTGCGGCATTTGAATCCGGGCTGCGACAATCAACAGAGGAGGAGAAGAGTGACAGCAGAGCTGCGTAATCTCCCGCATATTGCCAGTATGGCCTTTAATGAGCCGCTGATGCTTGAACCCGCCTATGCGCGGGTTTTCTTTTGTGCGCTTGCAGGCCAGCTTGGGATCAGCCGCCTGACGGATGCGGTATCCGGCGACAGCCTGACTGCCGGAGAGGCACCCGCGGCGCTGGCGTTATCCGTTGATGATGACGGACCACGACAGGCCCGCAGTTATCAGGTCATGAACGGCATCGCCGTGCTGCCGGTGTCCGGCACGCTGGTCAGCCGGACGCGAGCGCTGCAGCCGTATTCGGGGATGACCGGTTACAACGGCATTATCGCCCGTCTGCAACAGGCTGCCAGCGACCCGATGGTGGACGGCATTCTGCTCGATATGGATACGCCAGGCGGGATGGTGGCAGGGGCATTTGACTGCGCTGACATCATCGCCCGTGTGCGTGACATAAAACCGGTATGGGCGCTGGCCAACGACATGAACTGCAGTGCAGGTCAGCTGCTTGCCAGTGCCGCCTCCCGGCGTCTGGTCACGCAGACCGCCCGGACAGGCTCCATCGGCGTCATGATGGCTCACAGTAATTACGGTGCTGCGCTGGAGAAACAGGGGGTGGAAATCACGCTGATTTACAGCGGCAGCCATAAGGTGGATGGCAACCCCTACAGCCATCTTCCGGATGACGTCCGGGAGACACTGCAGTCCCGGATGGATGCAACCCGCCGGATGTTTGCGCAGAAGGTGTCGGCATATACCGGCCTGTCCGTGCAGGCTGTTCTGGATACCGAGGCTGCAGTGTACAGCGGTCAGGAGGCCATTGATGCCGGACTGGCTGATGAACTTGTTAACAGCACCGATGCGATCACCGTCATGCGTGATGCACTGGATGCACGTAAATCCCGTCTCTCAGGAGGGCGAATGACCAAAGAGACCCAATCAACAACTGTTTCAGCCACTGCTTCGCAGGCTGACGTTACTGACGTGATGCCAGCGACGGAGGGCGAAAACGCCAGCGCGGCGCAGCCGGACGTGAACGCGCAGATCACCGCTGCGGTTGCGGCAGAAAACAGCCGCATTATGGGGATCCTCAACTGTGAGGAGGCTCACGGACGCGAAGAACAGGCCCGCGTGCTGGCTGAAACCCCCGGTATGACCGTGGAAACGGCCCGCCGCATTCTGGCCGCAGCACCACAGAGTGCACAGGCGCGCAGTGATACTGCGCTGGATCGTCTGATGCAGGGGGCACCGGCACCGCTGGCTGCAGGTAACCCGGCATCTGATGCCGTTAACGATTTGCTGAACACACCAGTGTAAGGGATGTTTATGACGAGCAAAGAAACCTTTACCCATTACCAGCCGCTGGGCAACAGTGACCCGGCTCATACCGCAACCGCGCCCGGCGGATTGAGTGCGAAAGCGCCTGCAATGACCCCGCTGATGCTGGACACCTCCACCCGTAAGCTGGTTGCGTGGGATGGCACCACCGACGGTGCTGCCGTTGGCATTCTTGCAGTTGCTGCTGACCAGACCAGCACCACACTGACGTTCTACAAGTCCGGCACGTTCCGTTATGAGGATGTGCTCTGGCCGGAGGCTGCCAGCGACGAGACGAAAAAACGGACCGCGTTTGCCGGAACGGCAATCAGCATCGTTTAACTTTACCCTTCATCACTAAAGGCCGCCTGTGCGGCTTTTTTTACGGGATTTTTTTTATGTCGATGTACACAACCGCCCAGCTGCTGGCGGCAAATGAGCAGAAATTTAAGTTTGATCCGCTGTTTCTGCGTCTCTTTTTCCGTGAGAGCTATCCCTTCACCACGGAGAAAGTCTATCTCTCACAAATTCCGGGACTGGTAAACATGGCGCTGTACGTTTCGCCGATTGTTTCCGGTGAGGTTATCCGTTCCCGTGGCGGATCCACCTCTGAATTTACGCCGGGATATGTCAAACCCAAGCATGAGGTGAATCCGCAGATGACCCTGCGTCGCCTGCCGGATGAAGATCCGCAGAATCTGGCGGACCCGGCTTACCGCCGCCGTCGCATCATCATGCAGAACATGCGTGACGAAGAGCTGGCCATTGCTCAGGTCGAAGAGATGCAGGCCGTTTCTGCCGTGCTTAAGGGCAAATACACCATGACCGGTGAAGCCTTCGATCCGGTTGAGGTGGATATGGGCCGCAGTGCGGCGAATAACATCACGCAGTCCGGCGGCACGGAGTGGAGCAAGCGTGACAAGTCCACGTATGACCCGACCGACGATATCGAAGCCTACGCGCTGAACGCCAGCGGTGTGGTGAATATCATCGTGTTTGATCCGAAAGGCTGGGCGCTGTTCCGTTCCTTCAAAGCCGTCAAGGAGAAGCTGGATACCCGTCGTGGCTCTAATTCCGAGCTGGAGACAGCGGTGAAAGACCTGGGTAAAGCGGTGTCCTATAAGGGGATGTATGGCGATGTTGCCATCGTCGTGTATTCCGGACAGTACGTGGAAAACGGCGTCAAAAAGAACTTCCTGCCGGACAACACGATGGTGCTGGGGAACACTCAGGCACGCGGTCTGCGTACCTATGGCTGTATTCAGGATGCGGACGCACAGCGCGAAGGCATTAACGCCTCTGCCCGTTACCCGAAAAACTGGGTGACCACCGGCGATCCGGCGCGTGAGTTCACCATGATTCAGTCAGCACCGCTGATGCTGCTGGCTGACCCTGATGAGTTCGTGTCCGTACAACTGGCGTAATCGTGGCCCTTCGGGGCCATTTTCTCTCTGTGGAGGAGTCCATGACGAAAGATGAACTGATTGCCCGTCTCCGCTCGCTGGGTGAACAACTGAACCGTGATGTCAGTCTGACGGGGACGAAAGAAGAACTGGCGCTCCGTGTGGCAGAGCTGGAAGAGGAGCTTGATGACACGGGCGACACTGCCGGTCAGGATACCCCTCTCAGCCCGGAAAATGTGCTGACCGGGCATGAACATGAGGTGGTATCAGCGCAGCCGGATACCGTGATTCAGGATACGGCTGAACTGGTCACGGTCGTGGCACTGGTGACGCTGCATACTGATGCACTTCACGCCACGCGGGATGAACCTGTGGCATTTGTGCTGCCGGGAACGGCGTTCCGTGTCTCTGCCGGTGTGGCAGCTGAAATGACAGAGCGCGGCCTGGCCAGAATGCAATAACGGGAGGCGCTGTGGCTGATTTCGATAACCTGTTCGATGCTGCCATTGCCCGCACCGATGAAACGATACGCGGGTACATGGGAACGTCAGCCACCATGACATCCGGTGAGCAGTCCGGCGCAGTAATACGTGGTGTTTTTGATGACCCTGAAAATATCAGCTATGCCGGACAGGGCGTGCGCGTTGAAGGCTCCAGCCCGTCCCTGTTTGTCCGGACTGATGATGTGCGGCAACTGCGGCGTGGAGACACGCTGACCATCGGTGAGGAAAACTTCTGGATAGATCGTGTTTCGCCGGATGATGGCGGAAGCTGTCATCTCTGGCTTGGACGGGGCGTACCGCCTGCCGTTAACCGTCGCCGCTGAAAGGGGGATGTATGGCCATAAAAGGTCTTGAGCAGGCCGTTGAAAACCTCAGCCGTATCAGCAAAACGGCGGTGCCTGGTGCCGCCGCAATGGCCATTAACCGCGTTGCTTCATCCGCGATATCGCAGTCGGCGTCACAGGTTGCCCGTGAGACAAAGGTACGCCGGAAACTGGTAAAGGAAAGGGCCAGGCTGAAAAGGGCCACGGTTAAAAATCCGCAGGCCAGAATCAAGGTTAACCGGGGGGATTTGCCCGTAATAAAGCTGGGTAACGCGCGGATTGTCCTGTCCCGACGCAGGCGTCGTAAAAAGGGGCAGCGTTCAGCCCTGAAAGGTGGCGGCAGCGTGCTTGTGGTGGGAAACCGTCGTATTCCCGGCGCGTTTATTCAGCAACTGAAAAATGGCCGCTGGCATGTTATGCAGCGTGTGGCCGGGAAAAACCGTTACCCCATTGATGTGGTGAAAATCCCGATGGCGGTGCCACTGACCACGGCGTTTAAACAGAATATTGAACGGATACGGCGTGAGCGTCTTCCGAAAGAGCTGGGCTATGCGCTGCAGCATCAACTGAGAATGGTAATAAAGCGATGAAACATACTGAACTCCGTGCAGCCGTACTGGATGCACTGGAGAAGCATGACACCGGGGCGACGCTTTTTGATGGTCGCCCCGCTGTTTTTGATGAGGCGGATTTTCCGGCAATTGCCGTTTATCTCACCGGCGCTGAATACACGGGCGAAGAGCTGGACAGCGATACCTGGCAGGCGGAGCTGCATATTGAAGTTTTCCTGCCTGCTCAGGTGCCGGATTCAGAGCTGGATTCGTGGATGGAGTCCCGGATTTATCCGGTGATGAGCGATATTCCGGCACTGTCAGATTTGATCACCAGTATGGTGGCCAGTGGCTATGACTACCGACGCGACGATGATGCGGGCCTGTGGAGTTCAGCCGATCTGACGTATGTCATTACCTATGAAATGTGAGGACGCTATGCCTGTACCAAATCCTACAATGCCGGTGAAAGGGGCCGGGACCACACTGTGGGTTTATAAGGGGAACGGTGACCCTTATGCGAACCCGCTTTCAGACGTTGACTGGTCGCGTCTGGCAAAAGTTAAAGACCTGACGCCCGGCGAACTGACCGCTGATTCCTATGACGACAGTTATCTCGATGATGAGGATGCGGACTGGACTGCGACCGGGCAGGGGCAGAAATCAGCCGGAGATACCAGCTTCACGCTGGCGTGGATGCCCGGAGAGCAGGGGCAGCAGGCGCTGCTGGCGTGGTTTAATGAAGGTGATACCCGTGCCTATAAAATCCGCTTCCCGAACGGCACGGTCGATGTGTTCCGTGGCTGGGTCAGCAGTATCGGTAAAGCGGTGACGGCGAAGGAAGTGATCACCCGCACGGTGAAGGTCACCAATGTGGGACGCCCGTCGATGGCAGAAGATCGCAGCACGGTAACAGCGGCCACCGGCATGACGGTAACGCCAGCCAGTGCTTCCGTAGTGAAAGGGCAGAGCACGACGCTGACCGTGGCATTCCAGCCGGAAGGCGCAACCGACAAGAGCTTCCGTGCGGTGTCAGCGGATAAAACAAAAGCCACCGTGTCGGTCAGTGGTATGATCATCACCGTGAACGGCGTTGCTGCAGGCAAGGTCAACATTCCGGTTGTATCCGGTAATGGTGAGTTTGCTGCGGTTGCAGAAATCACCGTCACCGCCAGTTAATCCGGAGAGTCAGCGATGTTCCTGAAAACAGAATCATTTGAACATAACGGCGTGACCGTCACGCTTTCTGAACTGTCAGCCCTGCAGCGTATTGAGCATCTCGCCCTGATGAAACGGCAGGCAGAACAGGCGGAGTCAGACAGCAACCGGAAGTTTACTGTGGAAGACGCCATCAGAACCGGTGCTTTTGTGGTGGCGATGTCCCTGTGGCATAACCATCCACAGAAGACAAAGCAGCCGTCCATGAATGAAGCCGTTACGCAGATTGAGCAGGAAGTGCTTACCACCTGGCCCACAGAGGCAATTTCTCATGCTGAAAACGTGGTGTACCGGCTGTCCGGTATGTATGAGTTTGTGGTGAATGATGCTCCTGAACAGGCAGATGACGCCGGGCCTGCAGAGCCTGTTTCTGCGGGAAAGTGTTCGACGGTGAGCTGAGTTTTGCCCTGAAACTGGCGCGAGAGATGGGGCGACCCGACTGGCGCGCCATGCTTGCCGGGATGTCATCCACGGAGTACGCCGACTGGCACCGCTTTTACAGTACCCATTATTTTCATGATGTTCTGCTGGATATGCACTTTTCCGGGCTGACGTACACCGTACTCAGCCTGTTTTTCAGCGATCCGGATATGCATCCGCTGGATTTCAGTCTGCTGAACCGGCGTGAGGCTGACGAAGAGCCTGAAGATGATGTGCTGATGCAGAAAGCGGCAGGGCTTGCCGGAGGCGTCCGCTTTGGTCCGGACGGGAATGAAGTTATCCGCGCTTCCCCGGATGTGGCTGAAATGACGGAGGATGACGTAATGCTGATGACAGTATCAGAAGGGATCGCAGGAGGAGTCCGGTATGGCTGAACCGGTAGGCGATCTGGTCGTTGATTTAAGTCTGGATGCGGCCAGGTTTGACGAGCAGATGGCCAGAGTCAGGCGTCATTTTTCCGGTACGGAAAGTGATGCGAAAAAAACAGCGGCAGTCGTTGAACAGTCGCTGAGCCGACAGGCGCTGGCTGCACAGAAAGCGGGGATTTCCGTCGGGCAGTATAAAGCCGCCATGCGTATGCTGCCTGCACAGTTCACCGACGTGGCCACGCAGCTTGCAGGCGGGCAAAGTCCGTGGCTGATCCTGCTGCAACAGGGTGGTCAGGTGAAGGACTCCTTCGGCGGGATGATCCCCATGTTCAGGGGGCTTGCCGGTGCGATCACCCTGCCGATGGTCGGGGCCACCTCGCTGGCGGTGGCGACCGGTGCGCTGGCGTATGCCTGGTATCAGGGCAACTCAACCCTGTCCGATTTCAACAAAACGCTGGTCCTTTCCGGTAATCAGGCAGGACTGACGGCAGATCGTATGCTGGTCCTGTCCAGAGCCGGGCAGGCGGCAGGGCTGACGTTTAACCAGACCAGCGAGTCACTCAGCGCACTGGTTAAGGCGGGAGTAAGCGGTGAGGCTCAGATTGCATCCATCAGCCAGAGTGTGGCGCGTTTCTCCTCTGCATCCGGCGTGGAGGTGGACAAGGTCGCTGAAGCCTTCGGGAAGCTGACCACAGACCCGACGTCGGGGCTGACGGCGATGGCACGCCAGTTCCATAACGTGACGGCGGAGCAGATTGCGTATGTCGCTCAGTTGCAGCGTTCCGGCGATGAGGCAGGGGCATTGCAGGCGGCGAACGAGGCCGCAACGAAAGGGTTTGATGACCAGACCCGCCGCCTGAAAGAGAACATGGGCACGCTGGAGACCTGGGCAGACAGGACAGCACGGGAATTCAAATCCATGTGGGATGCGGTGCTGGATATTGGTCGTCCTGATACCGCTCAGGAGATGCTGATTAAGGCAGAGGCTGCGTTTAAGAAAGCAGACGACATCTGGAATCTGCGCAAGGATGATTATTTTGTTAACGATGAAGCGCGGGCGCGTTACTGGGATGATCGTGAAAAGGCCCGTCTTGCGCTTGAAGCCGCCCGAAAGAAGGCTGAGCAGCAGACTCAACAGGACAAAAATGCGCAGCAGCAGAGCGATACCGAAGCGTCACGGCTTAAATATACCGAAGAGGCGCAGAAGGCTTACGAACGCCTGCAGACGCCGCTGGAGAAATATACCGCCCGTCAGGAAGAACTGAATAAGGCACTGAAAGACGGGAAAATCCTGCAGGCAGATTACAACACGCTGATGGCGGCAGCGAAAAAGGATTATGAATCGACGCTGAAAAAGCCGAAGCAGTCCGGCGTGAAGGTGTCTGCGGGCGATCGTCAGGAAGACAGTGCTCATGCTGCCCTGCTGACGCTTCAGGCAGAACTCCGGACGCTGGAGAAGCATGCCGTAGCGAATGAGAAAATCAGCCAGCAGCGCCGGGATTTGTGGAAGGCGGAGAATCAGTTCGCGGTACTGGAGGAGGCGGCGCAACGTCGCCAGCTGTCTGCACAGGAGAAATCCCTGCTGGCGCATAAAGACGAGACGCTGGAGTACAAGCGCCAGCTGGCTGCACTTGGCGATAAGGTCACGTATCAGGAGCACCTGAATGCGCTGGCGCAGCAGGCGGATAAATTCGCACAGCAGCAACGGGCAAAACGGGCCGCCATTGATGCAAAAAACCGGGGGCTGACTGACCGGCAGGCAGCGCGGGAAGCCACGGAACAGCGCCTGAAGGAACAGTATGGCGATAATCCGCTGGCGCTGAATAACGTCATGTCAGAGCAGAAAAAGACCTGGGCGGCTGAAGACCAGCTTCGCGGGAGCTGGATGGCAGGCCTGAAGTCCGGCTGGAGTGAGTGGGAAGAGAGCGCCACGGACAGTATGTCGCAGGTAAAAAGTGCTGCCACGCAGACCTTTGATGGTATTGCACAGAATATGGCGGCGATGCTGACCGGCAGTGAACAGAACTGGCGCAGCTTCACCCGTTCCGTGCTGTCCATGATGACAGAAATTCTGCTTAAGCAGGCAATGGTGGGGATTGTCGGGAGTATCGGCAGCGCTATTGGCGGGGCTGTTGGTGGCGGCGCATCCGCGTCAGGCGGTACAGCCATTCAGGCCGCTGCGGCGAAACTCCATTTTGCAACCGGAGGATTTACGGGAACCGGCGGCAAATATGAGCCAGCGGGGATTGTTCACCGTGGTGAATTTGTCTTCACGAAGGAGGCAACCAGCCGGATTGGCGTGGGAAATCTCTACCGGCTGATGCGCGGCTATGCCACCGGCGGTTATGTCGGTGGCACCGGAAGTCCGGCGCAAATGCGGCGTTCAGAGGGTATCAGGTTTGAGCAGAACAACAACGTGGTGATTCAGAACGACGGTACGAATGGTCTGCCAGGTCCACAGATGATGAAGGCGGTGTATGACATGGCCCGCAAGGGTGCCCGTGATGAAATCCAGGCACAGATGCGCGATGGTGGTCTGTTCTCCGGAGGTGGACGATGAAAACCTTCCGCTGGAAAGTGAAACCCGGGATGGATGTGACATCGGCTCCTTCCGTCAGGGAGGTGCGCTTTGGTGATGGCTATTCCCAGCGTGCGCCTGCCGGGCTGAACGCTGACCTGAAAACGTACAGCGTGACGCTGTCTGTCTCCCGTGAGGAGGCCACGGCGCTGGAGTCGTTTCTGGCTGAGCACGGGGGCTGGAAGGCCTTTCTGTGGACGCCGCCTTATGGTTACAGGCAGATAAAGGTGACCTGCGCAAAATGGTCGTCGCAGGTCAGTATGTTGCGTGTTGAGTTCAGCGCAGAGTTTAAACAGGTGGTGAACTGATGCAGGATATCCGGCAGGAAACACTGAATGAATGCACCCGTGCGGAGCAGTCGGCCAGCGTGGTGCTCTGGGAAATCGATCTGACAGAGGTCGGTGGAGAGCGTTATTTTTTCTGTAATGAGCAGAACGAAAAAGGTGAGCCGGTCACCTGGCAGGGGCGACAGTATCAGGCGTATCCCATTCAGGGGAGCGGTTTTGAACTGAATGGCAAAGGCACCAGTACGCGCCCCACGCTGACGGTTTCTAACCTGTACGGTATGGTCACCGGGATGGTGGAAGATCTGCAGAGTCTGGTCGGCGGAACGGTGGTCAGGCGTAAGGTTTACGCCCGTTTTCTGGATGCGGTGAATTTCGTCAACGGAAACAGTGATGCCGATCCGGAGCAGGAGGTGATCAGCCGCTGGCGCGTCGAGCAGTGCAGCGAACTGAGCGCGGTCAGTGCCTCCTTTGTGTTGTCCACGCCGACGGAAACGGATGGTGCTGTTTTTCCGGGGCGCATCATGCTGGCCAACACCTGCACCTGGACCTATCGCGGTGATGAGTGCGGTTATAGCGGTCCGGCGGTCGCGGATGAATATGACCAGCCGACGTCCGATATCACGAAGGATAAATGCAGCAAATGCCTGAGTGGCTGTAAGTTCCGCAATAACGTCGGCAACTTTGGCGGCTTCCTTTCCATTAACAAACTTTCGCAGTAATCCCATGACAGAGACAGAATCAGCGATTCTGGCGCACGCCCGGCGATGTGCGCCAGCGGAGTCGTGCGGCTTCGTGGTGAGAACGCCGGAGGGGGAAAGATATTTTCCCTGCGTGAATATCTCCGGTGAGCCGGAGGATTATTTCCGGATGTCGCCGGAGGACTGGCTGCAGGCAGAAATGCAGGGTGAGATTGTGGCGCTGGTCCACAGTCATCCCGGTGGTCTGCCCTGGCTGAGTGAGGCCGACCGGCGGCTGCAGGTGCAGAGTGATTTGCCGTGGTGGCTGGTCTGCCGGGGGGCGATTCATAAGTTCCGCTGTGTGCCGCATCTCACCGGGCGGCGCTTTGAGCACGGGGTGACGGACTGTTACACGCTGTTCCGGGACGCTTACCATCTGGCGGGGATTGAGATGCCGGACTTTCATCGTGAGGATGACTGGTGGCGTAACGGCCAGAATCTCTATCTGGATAATCTGGAGGCCACAGGGCTGTATCAGGTGCCGTTGTCAGCGGCGCAGCCGGGCGATGTGCTGCTGTGCTGTTTTGGTTCATCGGTGCCGAATCATGCCGCCATTTACTGTGGTGACGGCGAGCTGCTGCACCATATTCCTGAACAACTGAGCAAACGAGAGAGGTACACCGACAAATGGCAGCGACGCACACACTCCCTCTGGCGTCACCGGGCATGGCGCGCATCTGCCTTTACGGGGATTTACAACGATTTGGTCGCCGCATCGACCTTCGTGTGAAAACGGGGGCTGAAGCCATCCGGGCACTGGTCACACAGCTCCCGGCGTTTCGTCAGAAACTGAGCGACGGCTGGTATCAGGTACGGATTGCCGGGCGGGACGTCAGCACGTCCGGGTTAACGGCGCAGTTACATGAGACTCTGCCTGATGGCGCTGTGATTCATATTGTTCCCAGAGTCGCCGGGGCCAAGTCAGGTGGCGTATTCCAGATTGTCCTGGGGGCTGCCGCCATTGCCGGATCATTCTTTACCGCCGGAGCCACCCTTGCAGCATGGGGGGCAGCCATTGGGGCCGGTGGTATGACCGGCATCCTGTTTTCTCTCGGTGCCAGTATGGTGCTCGGTGGTGTGGCGCAGATGCTGGCACCGAAAGCCAGAACTCCCCGTACACAGACAACGGATAACGGTAAGCAGAACACCTATTTCTCTTCACTGGATAACATGGTTGCCCAGGGCAATGTTCTGCCTGTTCTGTACGGGGAAATGCGCGTGGGGTCACGCGTGGTTTCTCAGGAGATCAGCACGGCAGACGAAGGGGACGGTGGTCAGGTTGTGGTGATTGGTCGCTGATGCAAAATGTTTTATGTGAAACCGCCTGCGGGCGGTTTTGTCATTTATGGAGCGTGAGGAATGGGTAAAGGAAGCAGTAAGGGGCATACCCCGCGCGAAGCGAAGGACAACCTGAAGTCCACGCAGTTGCTGAGTGTGATCGATGCCATCAGCGAAGGGCCGGTTGAAGGTCCGGTGGATGGATTAAAAAGCGTGCTGCTGAACAGTACGCCGGTGCTGGACACTGAGGGGAATACCAACATCTCCGGTGTCACGGTGGTGTTCCGTGCCGGTGAGCAGGAGCAGACACCGCCGGAGGGGTTTGAATCCTCCGGCTCCGAGACGGTGCTGGGTACGGAAGTGAAATATGACACGCCGATCACCCGCACCATTACGTCTGCAAACATCGACCGTCTGCGCTTTACCTTCGGTGTACAGGCACTGGTGGAAACCACCTCAAAGGGGGACAGGAATCCGTCGGAAGTCCGTCTGCTGGTTCAGATACAACGTAACGGTGGCTGGGTGACGGAAAAAGACATCACCATTAAGGGCAAAACCACCTCGCAGTATCTGGCCTCGGTGGTGGTGGGTAGCCTGCCGCCGCGCCCGTTTAATATCCGGATGCGCAGGATGACGCCGGACAGCACCACAGACCAGCTGCAGAACAAAACGCTCTGGTCGTCATACACCGAAATCATCGATGTGAAACAGTGCTACCCGAACACGGCACTGGTCGGCGTGCAGGTGGACTCGGAGCAGTTCGGCAGCCAGCAGGTGAGCCGTAATTATCATCTTCGCGGGCGCATTCTGCAGGTGCCGTCGAACTATAACCCGCAGACGCGGCAATACAGCGGTATCTGGGACGGAACGTTTAAGCCGGCATACAGCAACAACCCGGCCTGGTGTCTGTGGGATATGCTGACCCACCCGCGCTACGGCATGGGGAAACGTCTTTGTGCGGCGGATGTGGATAAATGGGCGCTGTATGTCATCGGCCAGTACTGCGACCAGTCAGTGCCGGACGGTTTTGGCGGCACGGAGCCGCGCATCACCTGTAATGCCTACCTGACCACGCAGCGTAAGGCGTGGGATGTGCTCAGTGATTTCTGCTCGGCGATGCGCTGTATGCCGGTATGGAACGGGCAGACGCTGACGTTCGTGCAGGACCGACCATCAGATAAGGTGTGGACCTATAACCGCAGTAATGTGGTGATGCCGGATGATGGCGCGCCGTTCCGCTACAGCTTCAGCGCCCTGAAGGACCGCCATAATGCCGTTGAGGTGAACTGGATTGACCCGAACAACGGCTGGGAGACGGCGACAGAGCTTGTTGAAGATACGCAGGCCATTGCCCGTTACGGTCGTAATGTCACGAAGATGGATGCCTTTGGCTGTACCAGCCGGGGGCAGGCGCACCGCGCCGGGCTGTGGCTGATTAAAACGGAACTGCTGGAAACGCAGACCGTGGACTTCAGCGTGGGTGCAGAAGGGCTTCGCCATGTACCGGGCGATGTCATTGAAATCTGCGATGATGACTATGCCGGTATCAGCACCGGCGGGCGCGTGCTGGCGGTAAACAGCCAGACCCGGACGCTGACGCTCGACCGTGAAATCACGCTGCCATCCTCCGGTACCACGCTGATAAGCCTGGTTGACGGAAGTGGCAATCCGGTCAGCGTGGAGGTTCAGTCCGTCACCGACGGCGTGAAGGTAAAAGTGAGCCGTGTTCCTGACGGTGTTGCTGAATACAGCGTATGGGGGCTGAAGCTGCCGACGCTGCGTCAGCGACTGTTCCGCTGTGTGAGTATCCGTGAGAACGACGACGGCACGTATGCCATCACTGCCGTGCAGCATGTACCGGAGAAAGAAGCCATCGTGGATAACGGGGCGCACTTTGACGGTGACCAGAGCGGCACGGTGAATGGTGTCACGCCGCCAGCGGTGCAGCACCTGACTGCCGAAGTCACTGCAGACAGCGGGGAGTATCAGGTACTGGCCCGCTGGGACACGCCGAAGGTGGTGAAGGGCGTGAGCTTCCTGCTTCGCCTGACCGTGGCAGCGGACGACGGCAGTGAGCGGCTGGTCAGCACGGCC